ATATTTATCAATTTTATACATAAAATGCGTACTTAAGTTAATCAAGAAATCTTTTTCCTAGATCTTTGATCAAAAACGTGTTTGTTCACAGGAGCTAGCTCCTGCATACCAGAGTAAGCATACAGATTAGGGTAGTTGGGGTATTCTGACGGTGCCAAGTATCTCCTTTTCCTCACATTTCTAAACAGGCTTGCTGCCGCAGCCTTGTATTCGGGCTCAGAGTCCATGAACACCAGTCTTCCCATCCTTGCCTCTCTGTTTTTCTTTCTAAACTCTAGCAAACTAGAGTCAATTAGGTCGTTTTCTAAGTTAAAAACGTCTAGGTCGTTTGACTCTAAATTCACTAGCTCCGACATGTAATCCTCAATTGGTAGATCTAGATACAGGTTCTCAAAAAACATGTCGTCATCCAGCACAGAGCTCTTGCTACTAGCTGCTTCGCTTCCTTGAGCCATGTTGTCCATTATGTCTGTGTGATCAATGATTTCAACTCCGTAATCTCTCGTTATCAGGCTAGAGATCCAGTTTATGGACGTCCTGTCCTCTTCATCTCTTGGGTTCATGCTCCCTAGCCTCAAATCTGCGAAGAGAACCTCCATGTCCTCCTGCGCCATGGGGTAGTCCGCAATCCAGCAATGAGTAAAACTATCCGGCTCCATCGGAGGAAACAATTCTGACCGAATAACTCCCGGATTTATGTGAGATGGTTTCAGCTCCATCAACCAGAACCTATTTCTGCCTCTTATTTCCGAGACAACAATCTGGCCATTTCGGAAACTCACATCAATTCTCTGAATTTGGACTTTCATCGTATTATCACTCCAAGCGACCCTAATCGAGTCCAAGGATTCTATTCCAAAAGAGCCATCAGAATAATCCTGAGTGTACTCACCCCATATGCTGGATTCTGGATCTAGACCTATTTTCTTTGCTCTGTCTCTTTCCTCTTCTGTTATCTTTTTGAACCACCTGCTAGTGCTTATGCCCCTATTTCTAAAAAAAGTTGTCAACCCGGTCCATTCCTCCACTATTTTCCTTTTGTCGTTATGAGCTTTACCTAGATAACGGATCGCAATCATCTCATTCGATAGAGCTAGACCCTCCCCCGAGATTCCTTTGTATCGGAACTGGAACTTAGACCAGCCATAGTCTTCTATTTGGCCTCCTCCGATCAACTGAGTGTCTGGATCTGATTTCTCGACAATCTCGAAACTCAAGAAATTTATTCCACTCTTCACCACAATCTCCTCAGTTTCTTTTTGGGTTCTCGACATGCTTAATAGCATCAGAACACCAATCATCCTATCGCCGTGCGAGATCTTTGATTCGTTTCTGATCATATTGGTGAGATCGTTTCTGTTGTCCAAGCCAGCTAATCTAGAAGAAGCAATTCTCAAATAAGAGTTGCCCATTTGCGTCTTCTCTGAATCTTTGAAAATGGCATCAGTGACTTGAGACAGCATGGCCAACCTCCTAGCGAAATCCCTAGTGATCTTAAGAGTTCCAATCGCATAAGATTCCCAATCAATCTTCTTTCTGGAATTTTTGTCTGGTCTCTCCAACACCTTTTGGATGATTTTTTCTATACTGACGAAACCTGAGCCATACTCTCCGAGTCTCTTCATAGATATGTCTTTGCTCCTTAGAATCAAGGCATTCAACACTCTCATAGGGTCGTCCTCCATGTTGTTGAACACAATAGTGTCTTCAAGTGTTGGCCTAATCCATGGGTTCATGTCTCTAAGCTTGACGAATTCTTGCATAATTCTATTTTCATGCTCACCGCCTATTAGAGGTTCACCATGATAGTGCCCCCCCCAGACAGCTTTACACACATCAAATGGCGACATTCCATATGGAGACTCATACCTGACAGCAGATGAGTAAGTGTATTGAGCTGGCCTGTTAGTTTTTTGTTTGGGTAGACTAGGGTATCTCTTGGACTCGATGATCTTGTTCAAGATGAGCTCATGGATCTCTTTGCCAGGCATGTGATCCAACCAGGTTTGTTCCGATGCCATGTCTAATTTTGAACAAAGGGTTAACAGCATGAGGAGCGAAGCTTTTACTCTTGACGAACCCTCCATCGTTGCCTCCTGGAAATAACAGCAGGGACTATGTAACACATATCTCGCCGCAGTGACAGAGTGAGAATTCAGCTGCCATGTGGAGGAGCTGCTATCAGATGTTAGTTGCATTATAAACAAAGCTGTCTGTGTCAAGCCCTCCTTCTGATCAAGCATGATCATGGGATTTTCCATGAGGAAATCTCGCCAGGTTATCCACCTCTTGTGCACTCTTATCATGAACTCCTCCCACTTCTTGTTTGCAGCAATCACCCTCTTCTTGTGCTTAACTCCTGATCCAGGCGAAAAATCCACGTGAATGCTAGCTCTCGATATTCCTTGATTGAGAGGCAATCCTCTCAATTGCAGACCTAATACCTTCCTATCTGCTATCATGGCAAAATAATCATTTTTGCAGAATGCATAAAGGTCGAATTCAAGGCCAACCAAACCAGTCACACACACAGGTGACAACAAGAAATAGCCTAGAGATATGGACGGAAATTCTCGTATTTTAGGAACATAGGAGTTCTTAAATAAATCCCCTCCCATCCCAAGCGACCTGTAATGAGAAACCATTTGTAAGAGCTGAAGCAAATGAGCACAAGTTGGGCTTACACCTGTTGAACAAGCCTCTATCAATAGCGATCTCATGTTTTCTTGCCTCTCTTTGGGGCTTGAAAAAAGAACTTGCATCAAACCTGTCCATAACTTAGCTGAAGCCACTAAAACTGTGTTTGAGGCTATGAATTTTGAGTTGTACTCCAGTATTGTTGTGGAGTTTATTGTGCTTTTCTCCATTGACCCCTTCATTTGGAAAAATTCCATTAGGGTAAACTCGAAAAAAGCACATCTGGTCAATGCCTTTTGCGCCAACTTGTGCGCAATGCCTCTGTTAGCCGGAAACAAAAGGTCTAGTTTAGACACAGATTCTGGCGGATAATACACCGTCATTGTGCTCATGAAATCATCAGACCCAGCTAAGTATGTTCTAAGAACGCTCACTTCTCCTAACATACTGAGATCCCGTTTGATCTTTAGTGCACTTAGAAAAGAGCAATACCCGAGCTGGATGACGTGAGCTAAAGAACTTGTGAAGTGCAAAATGCCTTGCATCATGTTGCTAGCGTTCCACATCCTTCTTGGGTCCGGAGTCACCAGCTTCTTAACTGACTTCTTCTTCTTGCCTTTGATCCTTTGGCATATTTCCATAGACAATTGATTGATCTCCTCGGATCTATCAGTTATTCCTGCACACATTGCTAGAGTGTCAAACAGCTTTGGGGGGATCAGCAACTTTTTGCAGGTGAATGTATTCAAGGATCTGCAAATGGCAGCATGCCACCTTTGAGGCAAGATCCTGCACAGAAAAGTCGCAAAGAAATCCATCGTGAATTTTTGACACCACGTCTGAGCATCGCCAGAGCACCTCACAGTTGAATAGTTCCAGCTTGGGAGTGACTCTTTGGCTTTGGCAACTTTCTTCCCATGATCGTAAATTCTAGGCGTCACATTCTTCTCAGTCAAAGTCTCAGACGGGTCGAAGTGGCAAAGACTCCTTGAGATCTGCTCAATAAACTTCTGCACGATGCGGAAGACAATCTCTAGAATAAAAATCTCTCTGGGACCACCCTTTTGAAGCTTCTTGAACATCTTCACTAACCCTCCTTGACCATCTTCCAACATGGCTATGTAAACATCTATTTCACACATTGGGTTCGGATCCGTCTCAGGCCTCTCTGACAT